CTATTTTATCTGTTGGCTTAAATTTAAACCATCTTTTTGTCTTTAGTCCAATAATATACCAAGTTCTATTAGATCGTTTACAACTTATAACATCTGCCTCACTAGGATGCTCCGTACCAATCGGATGAGAATGTATAACAGCATAAATTCTGCCATATCTATCCTCCGTATAAGCCCAATCCAAAGGGTCTAACAAGAACTGCAAATCATTATGTAAAGCAAGATTCTTACAAGGAATATACTTATCTTTATTCAAATAATTAACAAGTAATCCACATGATTCTCTAGGTGCTTCCTGTTCTGCATGAACAAGAGCATCTTCCTGCCATGTCATTGGTTGATAAATGTACCAACACCAGGAAATAGATCTCTTGTAACCACTCTTTTAGGCAGTTGTAAATTAATTAAATCAAGTTCAGATGCCAATTCAAATTGCACTACTTCTCTGTTCTCAACTACTTTTCTATCAATAAAATATATCTCCTGTGGTAATTCCTGTGTTGTATCAGGAGTTCCGAATGGATTTGTACCGCCTGTAAAATTTGCAGCATCTAAATACCTTGCCAATGTTCTAATCCTTGTAAATTTTGCACCATTTAGATCATTATTAGCAGTGACAGCATTAACAGTGGCAAACAAGGCAGTGATAGTTCCTAGAATATTACTGATTGTAAAGATAGGGCGAGGGATAGATTTAGACGCTCCATCAAATTCAAACCCTTCTGCCTGACAAGGAAACTTTTGATATGTATTACCTTGCCAAATAATGTCTGTATTATCTAATTTATTTGTACCTGCATGAAACCTCTGCACATCTGTAGATCCATGCAATGTACTATCTAAGGTCAAGGTAAAAAGTTCAATAATAGAACTTGGATTAATTTTCTGTAGTTCTGATACTGGTATTGGCATTATGGTTCAAATACTTCTCTAAATGTTACCTGCACTCTTGCACGATTTAGATATGGTATTGATTTGTTCCATGATTCGCAGACAAATTGAGAAGAACTAGATTCTCCTGGTGGTGTAAAAGTGAAGCTGGCATTATCAACTGCTCTGGCATCTAAAAAAGTTTCAATCGTATCTGCGTCTGTTTCTGATACCTCAAAAGTTAAATTAAATATTTTAGGGTTTTGATTTAAGCCAAAGAGTAATCTATGTTCATAACCATCACCAAGTTTTACTGTTTTAGTATTTGGTTTTGATCTTTTCTGAACTCCGTAGGTTGGGGAAAGGTAGCCATTATGCAAGTAAACCTCCAGGACGTTTTTGTTTAATTAATTCAGATTGTATAGCAGTAGCTATAGCAGAGCCAAAAGCATTTGCCTGTTCTTCATTACCTTCAACAGACGAACCAGAAGCATCCACGTTTATGACAATACTTGTAGAACCACCAAGAGCATGATTTGGTGTAATCATACCTGATACTCCAGGTGTGAATAATTCTGGCCCACGCTCTCCCACAACAGTTGGCCTTCCACCAGGAATACGACCACCATCTGCTGCAAAGCCAATAGCAGAAGACTTCCCTACAAATTGACCAGCAGTACCAAAAGGCGTTAGAGCCTGTAGAGAAGGTTGACCTGCTCCTAATATCTTCATTCCGACATTACCTGTGCCACCAAAACCTCCACCAAAAGCATTACCAAGTAATCCTAATAAACCTTGTTGAAGTTTATTTGCCATCATTTTTGCAGCAGTATTAATAAAATGATTAGCAATAGAATTAAGCATATTTCTAAAGGCATCTTGAACACTCATAGTTCCATTAATAATTCCTTTGAATGATGTCTCAAAAGAATTACCAACAGCTTTTGCAAATTCAACTGTTTGAAATCTCATATCATTTAATTTTGTCATTTCTTTTTGTAGGTCTATCATTGCAGCTTTCATAGGATCAGACATTATAATAGATTGTCTCAATAACTCTTCACTTATTTGTCTTTCAACGTCAAGTTTTTCTAATTCAAAATTATGTTGATTTAATTGCTCAGTAGTTAAAATTTTTGTGTTTACTAATTCTTTAACTTTTATTTTTTCTACTATTTTTAAAAGATCCA